ATTGTAGCTTTACTGATAGCTGCGCCACCTGTGTTGATAGCTATGACGTATGACGAATACCCTAAGTACTGCAAGCTATCAATCTTGCTACCATGTATAGGAGTGAACGATGAGTGACATAATAAAAGTAACAGACATAGAAGAACACCGTGATGGTAGCGCTACTCTAAAAATAGAATGTGCCCCTGAGATATTCGCAGCTATCTTTAACGTAGGATTTGTTGAGTTAGTAAAGCGAGGTTTAGAATCAGAAAGGATTAAAGATGTACGCAGTTCGGATTGAAATAGAGAAGGGTGAGTATACCCTAGTGAGAAAAGAAAACCCTTGGACGTATGATACAGAGGTACGCACATTTAGTACGGAAAAAGAAGCGGAGACAGAAGCTGCAAGGTGGAATACAGGACGAGTAATAAACTATGCAGCTTATATAGGGAAAGAAAAACATGTATAAGAAAGAACATAACGATACGACAGGCCGTGATAAGTATTACAAGGATAGCCCAGATGCTATGCGTAAAAGAAATGAGAACCGTATGTGGGTCAATGGTAAGTATATACCGCATACGCATGACTTACATAAGCCGGGACGATATAAATCTTTTAATGATGCTGCCTTTGAAGGGTTAGGTAAATACTCTAACATCAAGGAAGGTTATGTGTATGCTCTGACTAATCCTGCATGGCGTGACTGGGTTAAGATTGGTATGGCTGTTGATGTTGAGGATAGAGTTAATGCATATCAAACGTCTAGCCCCTTCAGAGACTTTCATCTGCGTGGCTATGCACATTTCAGTGACAGGCGTAAGGCAGAGTCAAACGTACATGACCTCGCCAAATCTATGTCTAATGACTACGTTAAAGAATGGTTCAAGCTTCCTTGGCAAAATGCATTAGAGCTTATTGAAAAGGTGAAGAGTAGATCTATATCAGACATGACTGATGAAGAACGTAAACGTGCCATAGAAAGAAGCGAGGCCAATAAAGTATGATGGAATTAGCACTCATAAGATCTCTCATGAATAAAGAATTTTATGAGGGACATAAGGGTATCCGTACCCCAGACAAACTCTTTACGAAAGATGTTAGAAAGATTAAGCACACCGTAGAGATGGCTATGCAAGAGTACGATAAAGATCTGTCTGTGTCGGAAGTAGAGGGCTTGTTCTTCTCTTCCAACGCAACACTTACCACATCTAACAAGACAGTATATAAGGAAATCTTTAACAAGATCCGCAAAGAAGAACCTATGTCTAAGCCTATCGCTAAGGAAGTTTTGTCTAAACTTTTTCAGCAGATGGTAGGGGAAGAGGTAGCCAACATAGGTTTTGATTATGTTAATGGTACACAGAAAAGTCTTGAGCCTCTGAGAAAACTACTGAGTGATTACGAGGATGACTTTACCCCAAGCCTTAACTTAAATTTCTGTGATATATCTATTGAGACATTGCTCAAGGCTAACGAGAAACAATCTCAGTGGAAGTTTAACATCCCTAGCCTACACCGTAAGGTTGAGGGTATTAGTGGTGGGCACTTCCTAATAGTAGGTGCACGACCTAACACAGGTAAGACAAGCTTTCATGCGTCTCTTATTGCAGGACCTAATGGTTTTGCTAAGCAGGGTGCCCGTTGTCTTATTCTTTGTAATGAAGAAGCGTATGAACGTGTAGCGTTTCGCTATCTTACTGCAGCTACCAGCCTGACTATGGAAGAAGTTAAAGATAACTTTCCTCTAGCTTCGACAAGATACCAACGTGTCAGAGATAACATAGATCTGTATGACAGTACGGGTAAAGACATGGTATGGGTAGAGGCGGCTATTAAAAACTACAAGCCTGACATTGTGGTACTAGATATGGGTGATAAGTTTGCACCTCGTACCAGTGACAAGTCAGACGTGTACCTAAAGGATGCTGCTATTCATGCACGTAACATTGCAAAGCAATACAACACAGCAATTATATGGATGTCCCAATTGTCTGCAGCAGCAGAGAATAGGATTAACGTAGACCAGTCTATGCTTGAAGGGAGTAAAACAGGCAAGGCTGCAGAGGCAGACCTCATGATTCTTATATCTAAGAACCCCTCAATGGCAGAGCTAGGGGATGAGGATGAGGTAGACAATCAGCGCTATCTTGTACTGGCTAAGAACAAGTTAAAAGGTGGCTGGCATGGTAAGATACCCTGCGAGTTAGATGGAGCTAGAGCGCAGTATTCTGCGTAGGAAGGTATATTAATATGAAGCGTGTTCTTGATGTCGAGAATACAACTACCAAACGAAACAACAAACTACACTTGGACCCCTTTGAGTCCGACAATACACTAACACAAGTAGGTGTGCAGGATGTAGACACTCACCGTCAATACATCTATACGTTCGATCATGAGGAGCAGCAAGACTACAGCGGAGATGCGTTCAAGGCTGTACAGAATATATTAGATACTACCACACTACTCATCATGCACAATGCACAGCATGACTTGGCGTGGCTGTGGGCTAGTGGTTTCAAGTATGACGGTAAGATCTATGACACTATGCTGGCAGAGTATGTACTAATGCGAGGGGATCACTTAGAGATCTTAGTTACAGGTAGTGTTAAAAAGAAATCACTGAGCTTAGACAATTGTGCTAAGCGCAGAGAGTTGTACTATCAGAAGGACGATACCCTAAAGAGGTATTTTAAAGATGGCTATGGTACAAATCAGATACCTCTAAAAGAACTAACACATTACTTATCGTGTGACCTAAAAACAACTGCAGCTTTGTATAAAGCTACTGAGGTGGACTATAACGCACCTGAGTCAAAGTCCTTACACACTATCCGGGATATCACGTTCAACGTTTGTAAGACACTTACTCGTATCTATATGAATGGCATCAAGATAGATCAGGATGCTTTAGATGTGGTGCAACAAGAGTTTGAAAAAGAGAAAGCAGAGATAGAAGAAAGGCTGCAGAAGAAAACAAGAGAACTTATGGGTGACACACCTATCAATCTTAATAGTCCAGAGCAGTCATCTCAGGTACTGTTTAGTAGAAAGGTAAACAACAAAAAGGAATGGGCAGATCTGTTTGAATATACTTCTACTGTTGAAGAGTACAAAGATGCAGTAAACAAAAACAGTACCCTGTTACGTAAGACTAAGGCTTTCACTTGTCCTACATGTGATGGAGAAGGCAAGGCTTTCAAGAAGAAGAAAGATGGTTCACGATATAGCAAAGCTAACAAGTGTAAGGACTGTGATGCACGAGGCTACCAGCTACAGCAGACAAACGAGATGGCGGGCTTAGGTTTCTTCCCACCTAGTAAGTCATGGGTTAGTGCCAATGGTTTCAGTACAGGAAAGGATAACATGGATGCACTTATTGCAACGGCTAAAACAAATAACATGGAAAGTGCAGTATCTTTTCTTTCAGATCTTAAGCGGCTTAGCGCTATCAGTTCTTACCTTTCTAGTTTTGTTGATGGCATACGTACTTATACTAAGCCTGATGGATTCCTTCATGTCGGTCTTACCCAGCACATAACTTCTACGGGCAGGTTCAGTGGGCGTAACCCTAACATGCAGAACATGCCACGAGGTAATACATTCCCAGTTAAACGTGTCTTTGTTTCACGTTGGGACGGCGGGAGCGTTATGGAAGCAGACTTTGCCCAGCTTGAATTTAGGGCGGCTGCATTCCTGTCTCAAGATAAGGTAGCTATGGAAGAGATTGCCACAGGGTTTGACGTACACGCTTACACTGCAAAGGTTATCACTGATGCAGGTCAACCTACAGGCAGACAAGAAGCTAAGGCTCACACATTCGCCCCTCTCTTTGGCGCTAGTGGGTATGGCAGGAGTAAGGCAGAAGCTGCATACTATACGCACTTCAACGAGAAGTACAAAGGTATAGCTGCATGGCATAAGAAGTTAGGAGATGAGGCAGTTCGCTACCAGAAGATAACCAATGTGTCAGGCCGACAGTATGCTTTCCCTAATACAGAGAGACGTATGAATGGCACACCTACTAATTTTACTACCATAAAAAACTATCCAGTGCAGGGCTTTGCTACAGGGGATGTCACTCCTGTCATTCTTATGGAGCTAGAGCACAGACTTATGCCCTTACAATCTAAGGTTGTGAATACAGTGCATGACTCAATGGTGGTAGATGTACATCCAGAGGAGACAGATTATGTAATACAAATGATAACAGATCTTAACAAGGACTTAGACAAAATTATATATGAAGCCTATGGCGTAGAAATGAATGTGCCTATGTTATTAGAAGCCAAGATTGGTCCTAATTGGCTTGACACAAAAGACGTTTAATGATATAACTTCACTTCCAACAAACTCAACAAAGGAAAATAAATATGAGTACATCAGTAGCACTATCCGTAGATGGTATGTCTTTATCAGAGGCAATGGGAATGTCATCTACACCCACCGCATCCACTCTAGCTCGTGTAGCACAGGTGCACAATCCTATCACCGTATCTATTGGTGATGACGAGAAGATCACTGTACCTGTAGGTGCATTCAAAGTAACCATGCCTGACGGTGAAGTTGTCTATACTCGCAAGGCATCCATTCGTGTGTTTGCACAGCGTCAGCAGTGGCAGCGTTGGGATTCAGCATCCGAGACAATGAACAAAAGTCTCATGTCTAATAGCTTGAATGGGGATCTAAAAGATACCACAGGTAAGTTCAACTTGGGCCGACCTAGTGGTTACATTGAAGACTTCCAATCTCTACCAGAGGCTACAAAAAATCTTATTCGCAGCATCAAACGTGTAAAGGTTACACTTGGTATGATTATTCTGGACAATCCAATGGACTATTCGGGTAATCCTTTACAAGGTTATGAGGATGAGATTCCGTTTGTGATGGACATCAAGAATACAGAGAGCATGAAGTCCTTAGATAATGCGCTAAGTAAGATCATGTCTAAGAAGCTCACTCCAGTAGAGCATACTGTTGCACTGTCTAGTGCTAAGCGTGAGTTGCCTACAGGTGCTAAGTATGCTGTACTAGTGGCTGATCTAGGAAGCAAGGTAAACTTTCAAGAGCAGGACAGTGCTACACTACAGGACTTCTTGAACTGGGTAGAGTATTCCAACAGTTATGTATCTCAGAAGTGGCAGGAGAATAGTTCATCTGCACTAAGTGCCAGTGATGCAGATCTTGTTTCTTCAATCGTAGAAGTGCAAGAAGCAGAGTAATGATGCACCCCGCAGAACTGTCCGTACATTCGTACCTACGCAAAGCCTTAGATGGTGATGCAGGTATGTCTAAAGAAAACATTGAAGCCATAGTAGCAGACGTTGCTAAGGCTTTAGAGAAGCAGTTTAATGGCGGGCCAAGAGATGCATTTAAACTTAGGATGTCTAATATCGGGCGTCCTAAGTGCCAACTCTGGTTTGAAAAGAATGACCCTGAGACAGATGAACATAAGCCTACATCATTCCTACTACAGATGATGCTAGGTGATTTTGTTGAGGCGTTATTCAAAGGTCTGCTTCGTGAAGCTGGTGTTAAGTTTAAAGACAATGACAAGGTGACATTGAATTTAGGTGAAGGTAAAGATATCAAGGGTGAGTTTGATATGATACTGGACAATAAGCTTGATGATGTTAAGTCTGCATCGCCTTGGTCTTACACTAACAAGTTCACTAACTTTGAAACACTCGCCCAAGGAGATTCGTTTGGGTATGTACCTCAACTTGTTGGTTATGCTAAGGCAGCTAACGTAGGTGTAGGCGGTTGGTGGGTTGTCAACAAATCCAACGGCGAGTTTAAATACGTATCAGCAGAAGGCGTCAATGAAGATAAAGTAATAGAGGACATAGAAGTAACCTATGATTACATTAATAATGATGAACCTTTTGAGCGCTGCTTTGGGGCAGTACCAGAAACGTATAGAAAGAAACCATCAGGTAACATGAAGTTAAACTCTGCTTGTAGGTTCTGTTCGCATAAGCGTAAGTGCTGGCCTACTATGCAGACCTTACCATCTAAGGTCTACTCAGGAAACAAAGAAGCGCCCCTAGTCGATTACATCTTATAGAAAGGAAAGACATGACTAAGCTAACCCTAGACGATAAAGAATATGATATCGAAGACATGACAGAGGAACAGAAGGAGATTCTAAACATACTAAACTTAGGCTCCAATGCATCTGCTCTCTTGAATCACATTACGCAATGTGTACAGGCTGTACAGCAGATGAAAACAAACGAGTTAAAATCTTCTTTGGAACCTGATAATGCCACCGAAGAAGAAACCTAGAAGGCATAACTCAAGAAAGTATCGCAGCGGCTTAGAGAAAGAAGTCGCTGCATTCTTGAGTAGTAATCAGAAGTCGGTAAGGTACGAGAAACTAAAGATAGAATGGGAAGACTTTAGATACAGAACTTATACCCCTGACTTTGTGTTGGACAACAACATAATAATTGAAACCAAAGGTATCTTTGATAGTGAAGATAGACGCAAACACTTGGAGATAAAAAAGCAACACCCTCACCTAGACATTAGGTTTGTATTTAGTAACTCAAGATCTAAGCTTTACAAAGGAGCTAAAACAATGTATCAGGAATGGTGCGACAAGAATAATTTTAAATGGGCGCACAGAGTTATCCCGGAAGAATGGTTAAAAGAAGATCCTACTACTGAAATAAACTTAGATAAGATTACTGTACAAAGGAAACTATAAATGGTTAGAAGAATATCCAATCAAGAAGTAGCTATCATTCTATCTCTAGATGATTCAGAAGAAGAGGATGCGTTGAGTGTAGTTACTTATGTACCCAAGGATTGTGATTTAGATAGAGATACCCTTGACGAATTACTAAACGTAACTACATTCCTTACATCCTTCCTACATTTAGCGGAGAGAAATCAAACTTTGCGAAAGCAGGTTATGGAATATAGAAACGCTTTGTTGGACATGGAGCATTTAGAAGATATGGATTTTATAGAAGAGGAAGAAGGTTTACCACCCGTAGATGTAAAGACTACCAATGGTAAGGTCATACGATTAGATGCATGGACAAAGACAAAAGGAAATGCTTGATGTCAAAACAGTTTGATCCTGTTAATAGCCCGCCGCACTACACAATAGGAAATGGAGTGGAGTGTATTGAGTATATCAAACAAGTACTTACCCCAGAGGAGTTCAAAGGCTACTGCCACGGTAACTTAATTAAGTATCAACACAGGCATGGATATAAAGGTAAGCCTGTAGAAGATATGGAAAAAGCACAGTACTATCTCAACAAGTTAGTAGAAACATTAAAGGAGATTCACAAGTGACACATGACTACACTGTTTCTTTTGTAATTAAAGTAGACGAAGATAACAATCTACTATCATCTCTACAAGAGGCACACAAAGAAGACATAGAAGAGTTAGTTTTAAATATGTTCTATGACGTAGATGATGTGACAATATCAAAGTTATTGGTAAGGGATAGACCATGATTAACAAGAGTGATTTAGAGGCGTTTGGATATTTCGATATGTTTCAGAACAGTACTGAATACGATCAAGACCCTGTAAGATTCTACAGTCAATTTGTAGAGGATAAGGTGTTCACTAAAGGAAGAGATCGCTTAGTGGAAAATACTTTGGGTCTGGTAGGAGAGGCAGGGGAAGTATCAGAAAAGGTAAAGAAACTATTTAGAGATAAGAATAAATTTACAGATGAAGAAGTCCTTAAAGAACTGGGTGATGTATTGTTTTATACAGTAGCGTTAGCTAATATCTTTGGCGGCAACTTAAAGAAAGTCATGGAGATGAACATGGCAAAGCTAGATGACAGAGAACAACGTGGTGTACTAAAGGGAAGCGGAGACAATAGATGAACAATTACCTACCAACAGACTATCAATCCTTCATTCATACTTCACGGTATGCACGATGGCTTGATGACGAAGGGCGAAGAGAGTCTTGGGGAGAAACAGTAGATCGTTACGTTAATAACGTAGTGGGTAATAGGGTT